CATAAGCCATTGCTAACTGAAAAGCTAAACTAGCATCAAAATTTTTATAATCGCCATTTAAAATAACATCGGAAACTTTAAGAAGGGTTTTTGTAAAAAGGTTCCATTCTTCACTATTAGGATTTATCCCTATAGCACTTTCACCACCTATATATGTTTCATATAAGTGGGCTTGATAATAACCGAAATATTTTCTCATCAATAACGTATGATGAACAGGTCCAACTTCAAAAATTCGAGGTTTATCCAACTTATGCATCGGACGGGTTTCATCTTTCATCATATCGCACCAATAAATTTCGGGAGCAATACCAGTCAAGCACTGTTGCTCTGCTTCTTCAAAATAATGTTTAACAATATCACTCGTATCATAAACAAAGATGCCATCTGACTTTATTAGTAATGGAAATAAATCTGTTTTCTTATACCCAAAATTAGTATAAGGAAAACCAGGTGACGTTTTCATATCTATACGATCGACAGGTCCAAAACCATTTACACACTCATCTAGAGTAAGTAATCTGGCTGTTCCATTATTATATCGACTTGGTTCAGCTAATGTAGTTTCAAGTATATGATTTGTTATTTCATCAAAATCTTTTTGTGAAAACATTTCAGAATATATTTTATGTTTCTGAATTGCATTTAATAATGGAGAACAATCTTTTCCTTGAAATCTATAAGGTGCTAAATTGACGGGCTGGCTATTATGTCTGCCAAAATCTTTTTCAGCCATATCGAAAATTAAAGATTTTGAAATCTTTGTTTTATTTGGCATACGAACATCAACTTTGTAATATTTTCCATTAGCTGGATTAGGTACTTGCGTAAGTACAGTTTCCACGGAAAAACCATTAGTAATCAAAAATTGCTTGGTATTATTATTATCTTCATTACAAGGTAAAGTGATATCAGAATCACAAATAATAGGATCTACACTTAAATTGGCAAAAGCCATTTTAATGTCTTCTTGAGTGAGATAACAAGAGACTCCTTGATTTGTATTTCTGGAACCAGCAACATGAAAACCAAGAATTTTGCGTGGGGTATACTTATTGTCAGTTGACATTAGTACCATACCA